TGGGTTTTAGATTAAACCCCGTCCATATTATTTCCCTGGACGGGCGTGATTGTGCCAAAAGTGAATTGAGTTTTAGTGTAATGTTAGGGCGAGAGTAGAGTCGTCGTAGGGGAGGATGTAAATTTTGAATGGAAAACTTGGGCTAGTTGTCATGTTCGTGAAAGAGCTCATGTTGACGGAGAGCAAGGCGCTCATTGATGTCGTGGTAGACTTCCACACGTAGGACACCATAAACCCGTTTGCACCAACCCCTTCCCCCACCTTGTAAGACGTTCCATAGCTGAACGTCAAATCGGTGGAGGCCGTCGCCGCACTGGTTGGCCCAGTTACAACTATCTGGAATGGACCAATAGGTATGAAATACATAAGGTGCGCGGCTGGGAACGTTATGTCCCGGTATCCAGCAGATGTAATGGCAGTGGGGACGTCAAAGGGTGTGGTTGCAGCTGAAGCAGTTACTTGGACGTGCTGGGGTAAATTGAGTGACAGCCTAGAGTCGATTGTATCGCTCAGCTCGATTACGTAATCTATCCAAATCTCCCCGACGGTGTTGGCGGGAACACCGGACATGGCGATGAAGAAGATTCCAGCACAGTAATCGGGCGACCGCACGTTCTGTCCGATCACGTTGTTAGGAACCCCGTTAGTGGTCAACCCGGGCATACCGGCTTGACCATACTGGACGAGCTTCCAATCCTTGGACGTGGAGACGTTGAACACGGCTGGCTGCCATGCATTTGTTTTGACTGAGTCCGAGTTTTGCAACATTTGAGGTTTAGTGGATGGTTGAGGAGTGTTTGGGTTGTCACTGGCACTCATGATTACCACGCCAGCCGTAGTCGTTGCGCACTCTGAGCCGTATCCAATCGATAGTCGTTTAAAACGATACCTCTGGTAACCGGAAGAGATGCGCGACAACCACGGAAACATGGCTGGGTTGCCTGGTGAGATGACTAAACCGATCGTCACCGAAAACGCTGAACCAACAGACACGATATCTGATACATACTCTCTGTGTCGTAAGGTGACACTGACCCCACGATTTCCTTTTCTGCCCATGGCATTAACTTTTTCTCTGGCGCTAATAATATGCAGTGGTTATGCCGGACTCGGGGTTATAGGTGTTGACAAGCACCTCGTCGTTGTCTTGCTTGGCATTGAGATCGACTGTCCCGTACTTAGGGATGTTCAATGTACCCAGAGGGTGATTGACTCCTTTGTAACCAAAACGTTTCATCTGTTTACCCAAGGCTACAGCAGCCTGGTATTGCAGTGGCGACATTCTGTGTTTGATCATGTTCGGGTGATCTGACCAGTACACATATTGTTCTGCCATGTTAGTTAAGGTGCCACCAGCAACTAGCCCCCCCATGAAGCCGGCGGAAGCACCAACGATGCCGTTGGCCTTCCACCCTAAAACAGCTCCTCGGGCTGGGGCGGCGAGTGTTTCCATGTCTGACCTTCCTGATGTGGCGTGTGTTATTCGCAATTCCGTTCTGAGTGGGATGTTAGGATAAGGTGCTAAAACCTTCTCCATGGCACTCAAGGAACCAGTCGATCCACTTGATGGGTATGCAACGTTAGGGTTAGCCAACGCAGGTGCCCCGGCGAAAGATACTTGGGGTGCTGGATTAGCAACACCATATCCTCCGCTCACATACGAACTCCGATTATATGAAGTACGTCTGCCAAGCGCGGAATTAACACGAGGCCGCTTATTACGGCGGCGACGCCTAGGATTATCCGATTTCTTCTTCTTGTTTTGCATATCATCATTTTCTGCGCCTAAGTGGAAAAGGAAAATAGCGTGATTAGGCAGATGCGCTACCCTGACTGAAATGTTGCTTACTCATCAACCGCCAGGCACTTCCTGACGAAAGGCCAGTCGGACAAATCAGTGTCAAGACTGAGTGTGGTGAGACGTACCGCAAAATCAGCTCGATCATCCTCGTTGATGTTGTATCTCATGGCGTAATACAAATCTACATCACAGGCCTCACTAGCGTGGGCCACATTGTAATGTGCGGGACGAATACTGACAGCTTGTGCATCAGAAACAAGGTCCAAAATGATGCGGAGGTAATGCCAAATGTCGGGAAGGTGGCGATACAAAGCCAAATTGGCTAGGACCACCCCCTTAAGCCACCCCTTGGGGTGCCCAACTGGCGAAACGCTCCAGCACATCTTTGAGAACAACGTCCCCAACTTGGGTACGAGTATCAAACCACTGGTTGATGGTGTGAATGTCCCTGAGTAAAAGGAGGCTGTGTATGGACAACCATGGTGAGACATTTTAGCCTTCAAACCAAATCGTTCGTACTCCAGCTCAATCGCTTTCGGGGACACCTTGAAGTCATCGACTGCAACGATGATGTCGTCGCCGCCAAACATCGCGCGGAATGGTTGCTTGAACTTGCCGAAAATGTAGCGGGTCACGAGCATGGATGTCAACGTGTTCCCGACAGTGGTGTTGGGGACCCCGGACTTCATAGTCCCGGGGACTCCGTACCTGAACCCAAAACTGGAGCGTCCTTTGGTCACAAGCTGGCCATTCAAACACTCCAGGGCTTTCGATTTGAGGCCCATCTTTCGGTAGATTAGAAACTCACACTCCAGCGATTTGGCACCGCGAGAGCGGTCAAATCGTGAAAAGTCGATTTCCAGAAGGAGTCCACTGAAATTTCCACCCGGTGCTTCAGTGAGAAAGGAGCCCAGCTGGTTGGCGTTCAACCCAGGGGCGTACACGAGAGGCGATCCAATGGCCATCTTCTCAGACAGAAGGCTGGACACGGCGCACATACTGGGTCCTAGAAGGACGCTCACGTATGGCGTTGTCCCCTGAATGAGGCGTGGATCGCTGTCCTCTTCCACAAAGAGTTTTTCCCTCTTTATGAAAGCCACGGACTCAACCCACCTGTTGATGTCCCTGCGTGTATAATCCTGTTGAACATGGGCGAACGCCCGCACGTGGTCACATCTCCTGTTGACGGGAAATCTTCGATTCCAAACTTCGAAATCCCACGGTTTGATTGGCACGTCAAAAACGCCAATCTTACCCAAATAGTCGATGAACTCGTGAGTCGCTGCCTCCCAGAGGTCCTCATCTCCACCAAAGCCGACCGAGAGCGCTCGGTTAGCGAGAGCTACCTCCTCATTCTCCATAGTATCTGCATGTACAACTGGGGTGCGAATAGCAGTAAACGGACCATACCGCACTGCACCGTAATGTCTCTCCTTACGACCGGATGGCTTGAACTTCATCCAGGCGACGAGCGGTAGGGGAGACAATTTACCAATTGCATAGATTGCAAGGCGCCTACTGCCGTAAGCAACATCGTGAGCTGGGTAAATCACCCGCTTAATGAGAAGTTCCTTACAACGTCTCACCAGCCAGGTGGTATTCCTAGACACCCACCACAAGGCAAGGATGAGCACTAGGGTGGCACCAGTCACCATGTCAATCCCCAACACCATCAAAAACAGGGTGCAGAAGAGGACGACCTTGATCAGTAGAGAGTTTACCAAACTCTCTTGCAGTACTTTTCCACTCTCTTTAAGGGTTACCAACTCTGCTAGCTGCTCTTTGTCGATGGTAGGCAAGGCGGCCAGCTCTTGCTTAACAACGACATTGGTAGCTGCCGCACAAACCTCGTAGATGTTGCAGTCATGAAATTCATCTGCTGCCAAAATCTGTCGCGCTTGGTTACAAAGCATTTCAAAACCAGCTTGTGTGCGGGGCAAAGACACTGCCTTAAAGATAATTTTCCTGTACAGGTGTGCCGGGAATGGTTTACCGCTATGAAGATAGACGTGGTTGCCCACGACCCTCCCAAAATTCAGAGGAGTGTCATTGACAGCCAAAACCCCCAACATGGGGGATTCGCCTACCCTAGCTTCGTAGATTGCGGTAAAACCAACGTCGGTTACGATCTTAGTCCAGATGACACCATCGTGTCCGGATGTGTGAAGCAACCAGTGAGGGGCAGGGTGCACATACGTTGTTGCACAACCTACCACCTGCATGTGCACAGTCCCGTCGGCAGAGACGGTGCCACTAGCCTCACCATGATAGTTTATCACGGGTTCAAGGAACTCATGACAAACCACCAGTGCCTTCCCGTATCGCTTCACCAAACCAACAAACTCCGCGACGGAGAAGTAGTAGATGGAGTGCACGAAAAGGAGGGTGGCTTTAGGCAAGCAGTCACAGACTTGGACTGTGTGGTTGCAACTGGGTACCCAGCTCGAATCACGAAAATGATCACCAGACATGATCATAGGTTTACAGCAGTGGACGTTGAGGCGGTTACAACGCGCATGACGGGTGGCACACCCGCCAACGTCCAGGACGGGACCGTTGATTGTCCTGTACGCGATGTCCTCGGCCTTGAGTCTTTCTAGGTGGCTCATTGGGTGACCAGAGGAACCTCTACCATAGCTGATCCTGTAAGGATCCATCAGTTTGGACGCTTTCGCCGCGTCCACCTGAGTGGAGGAGAATGGGACTGCAAGCATG